GGAGTCCTTCACGTTCTGATATAAAATCCCAATCAATGTTACTCATTTAGTATCTCCAAAATTTCAGCAACAGTAGCCCCAGCCTCCATTTCACGCTTGGCTGTTCTGATATCCTCATCAGTTTCAAGCTCACCATTTAGAAACATCGACATAATTTTTACGTCTATATGATGATCTTCGTTGTAGTCATACTCAAAACGATAAAATGGATTGTTTTCAGCAAAAAAAGCGATAGCAGCATCCATGGCCAAAGGATCATTATACCTATCATATTGCATGTTTAGGCCTGTGATTGCGCCCCTAATTATTTCAGGTTTCAAGACATTAATATTACTGAGGAATGACTTGATTGCGCCATTGTTAACATTTTCTGTAGCAAGAACATAAGCAGCATTGTCTCTTGTAAACTTATAATCATAGTAATAGTTGTCTAAGATAGTGCTAACCATTCCGTTGTCTTCGTTCCTTACCAACACGGTATAGGTTTGAGTTTCTCCTGCAAACGTGTTTGGAACCAAAAAAATTGGGTTGTCATCATCTTCAACAACACTGCGGATCTCAGCGTTAAGCGCAATGTTTGGGTGAAGTGCCTTATCTCGTATATCTCTATAAACAGCGCCTTCAACACCACCTTTCGGAATTGGCCTATCTCCAATACTTTGGGCTGCATTTGCCAGCCAAGGATATGCAGTCCAAGATGCATTGCCTCTTGAGTCAACAGTGATTCCAATAAGCGCCCTGCCTTTGCCATCTTCCATCAAGTCAACGACAGACTGCCTTACGGCAATAGCGAGAGCTTCGTCAGAAGCATCTAAGGGCATCTTTTTAGAAGCAAATATCTTTACAACATTTAGCTTTAACATCTGCATTAGTCTTTCATCACCAATGTAAGCATCGGCAATGTTTCTGGCCCCTTTAGGTGCGCTGTCAATCAGACTATCAATATGAGTGCTAAGTCTTACATCATCCCTTTGTGTCCATGAGAACTGATTCATAAGTGACTCTGCAAAACCTGACCCCTCAACTGCCCTGTCAAAGACTCTTACTATTGACTGTTCAAGGTCAGGATACTGCTGCTCTAATGCGGCAAGCATACGCCCAGGATTCATTGATCCCTGCAATGCAACAGCAGAGGCATCTCGATAGGCTTTGTATCCCATCATCATGGCAATTTCATACTCAAGAGTATCAACGCCAGCATTATTCATTCTTTTAATAGCCCCTATTTCACCAAGGCCCAACGCAGTTGTTCCACTACCAGCAGTGCCATTAACCAAACTGGTAAACAGTTTATCGTATATCATTATGTTAGTTTGGAAGGCCTCCTCACTTCTGTCAGCAGCAGTGCTAAGAGCGCCCAAAGAATTGACAATTTCATCAGGAAGCACGTTATAAGCTAAGAATGTTTTTACAGCGAGATCAAAGTTTTGTTCTCTCAGCTCGGCATCAGAATGATTGAATATTGACCCAGTAGCAGGATCTACATTAAATCTGCTCGATATGTTTTTCTTTATGGCAGTTTGCTGAGGAATGCTTGCAACACCTTCAGCAGCAGCAGCTCTTGCCCTTAAAAGATAGAGACCATCTTCCTGAAACTTTTTCCTGTCCTCTTCATACTTTGTAATTCGCTTGGACCACTGAGTTTCAGTCATTGAGGCACCGGGGCCAGTTCCAACAAAGCCAGCCTTTTTAAGTTCTGGGGTCTTGTCCTTAAAAAAATTAGGAGAGAGGGTATACCCCCCAGAAGGTGACATAGCTGTTTCTAGCTGGGAAAAAGCAATATCACCTTTGGCCCTAACAATCTTATCAGCATTAGAGTTATACGCTTTTAGATAAGACTCATACTCTGATGGAATGAGCCTGCCATCTGCCCACATCTCATTGATAGACGCAGATGCAGCTTGTATCGCTTCTGCGCTATACGAGTCAGGAACATTGATAGGAATCATATGTCCCTCAAAGGTGGTTTTGTTTATTTTCCTTACAGTGTCTCTGTGAGCTTTTGCAAGGTTTTCTCGATTTTGCATTGCACCATTTAAGGTGTTTAAAAGAGCGCTTTTTTGCCCATCTCCAAGGTCAGCGCCAGCAATATCTGAAACCTTTACATCACCACCCATAGCAATGGCTAGGGAGATGCTATTTGCATTTTCGTTCTGCTCTTTGTTTCTTTCTTGGATTCTGTTTGTTTCGATGGCATGAAGATTTGAAAGGTGATTAGCCATTGCATCACGAATTGCCCCCGCATCGATAGCAGGGTCACCATCAAATTCCTTGTAGGTTGTCATGATTTCCTGCTGTGCTTCAGCTAGGCTTCCCTTCTCGATGTAAACCCTCTCAATATGAGAAGTTGCGGCTTTTTGAGCTACAACCTGATTTACGCCCTCTTTAAGAGCATCAATCTGGTAATCCTCATATCCAACTGTTTTTAGAGCGTCATAAGAGCCTTCAAGGCTTTTATTGAGATCGGCTATCATCTCTCTATGGCCTTCAGCCAAGACCTGATTAGGAGCGCCCTTAGCAACAACAGTGGCTAACTTTGCTGCTGTATCATTAATATTTTCTAAGTGAATATCTTTAGTATGCTGTCTTGTATTAAGAATTAATTGAGCATTGGCCTGTGTTTCACGCTCTGTAAACTGAGCAATAATTTGAGGCATTACATATTCTTTTACCTCATCATCTACATTAAGGCCTTCTAAGTATCCATCCAAAGCGCCCCTAATTTTATCTGGATCATCAGGGTTATTTTGAAGAGCAATAGCGGCAGACCTGCCAGCATCTAAACTTACTGCTGAGGCATATGTTTGAAGAGCAGCCTGACGATAAGCTGCACGCAAGGCTTTCTTTTCCCCCTGACCAAAAACCTGATCTTCGATAGCTTGGTTCATATCCAGGTTTGTCAGGGGAACTAGAGAGTTATTTCCATCTGCGTCTTTTTTATAAGTAGCGCCAGCAGACCTACCGGCAGCTTCTGCTTCCAGTATCAGCTCATTTAGTTTTTGTTTTCTAAGGTCAGCGCCTAGACCATATGCAGCCCTCGCCATAGAATCATATTCTGCAGCCGCTCTTGTATATCCACTAAAATCAGGAACTCCTGTAGGGCTGACTCTAACTTGCGCTCTATCTGTTTTCTTGAAAGCCATAACCCACCTTTAGGTTTCGATAATTGTAGCAGCGCCAGTAGCTGTTTTAGCAAAAGCACCAATCCTAGTAGCCCTTGCCCCAGCCCTAGCTCCAGATGCACTAAGAGCATACTTACGTCTATTGGTAAGACCCATCAGCTTAATGTTTGCAATATCATTCTTAGCAAGTTTCTTTTCGTCTTCCGCTAAAGCCAATACACTTGGGCTTGTGCCTAGAGCAACTCCTTGGGATGACATACTTGTCCAAAGAGACGCAAGTTGACGACGCAAAAGATCACGGCGTTCCGCTTCCATCTGAGATGACTCAATCTTTGCCATCTCCTTCTGCTCTTCGTAAGCCTGAGCTTGAGCTTCATATACTTGAGCTTGCGATCTAGCCGCTTGAAGACCAACAAAAAGGCCAGCTGCCTGTAATGCGACTGAAGCTCCCATTACAATTCCACCTCCAGTAACAAACCATTAAGAGTTAGAGGCAAGGGCTGATCTTGAGTAACTGTAACCGTACCTTCAGATGACCATCCCAAAAGATAGATTTCTTTACGTTGGCTAATAGGGGTTTGCTCAATAGAGAAATCATCTGTAACTCGACGTATCAGTATATTTGTGCCTTTTGTTTTTACACTGAGCGTTTCATTTAGATCAAGAACAGCACGAACAATCCTACGCTTCTGACCAACAGAGATTCCATCTTGTAATGTAAACTCTGGAGGAAGAGTGGTCATTGTGGGTGTATAGTTAATCCCGATCTCAACAGAACTTACAGCAGTGGTAAGTGTAAGCTGTCCAGATCCGTTTGTTGTATATGTGCCAAGAGAGTTGTTACCAGACTTCACAACAACCTCTGTATTAGGCAGGTGTGCAACAGTCCATGTTGTTATAGGAGATCCGTTTGTCTGCTTTGATGCGGCATCAATATGATAGTCATTATCCAAAAGCTCTAAAAAAGTTTTCGTTACATTGTTAATCGTACGCTCAACCACAACATAAATCTGTCTATTTACGTTTACTACATTTTTAAAACTGCCTTGCGTACTATACTCAGCCCATCCTTGTAGCTGCTCTTTACGAATACTAACCATAACAGGCATTTTGCCGGCAGAGTTTACTGTGTAGAGATAAGCCTCTACCTGATCTGAAGCCTCTCTTTGGGCAACCATATCTATAGGTGAGCCAATCAAATGCTGAGACAAAAGAGTCAGAGCATCAGAATTATATGCTTGGCTTAAATCAGAGAAAACAAACTCTCTTACAGCACCTTTTGACTTTGTAAGGAATACAAGCGCACCATCAAACTCAACAGGAGATACATCTCCGCTGCCATATGATGTCTGACGCTTGATAGCAATGGTGCTAGGAGTCAGAGGCCTGTTTTCAGTCGTCGGTACAAATAATTCAGCTTCCGACGTAAAAATCGATAAATGACGAAAAGATTCAATCGCCTTGATTTCAGATATCTGATTCTCTGCGATCTGGATTTGGATAGATTCGTCATCAAGACCTGTGCCCACATCGAAATTAAAGAACTCCCCAACTTTTGACATAAACAGGTGGTTTGGCAGATCTTTTGAACCGCCAAATATTAGCCTTTGATCGTGAAAAGCAACGCTTCTTGCAAATCCTCTTTGAGAGCAAAAGACTTGTTCTTTCCATGTAGTTCTGGCGTTGGTATTAGCGACAGAAGAACTGAATGTTCCTGTAATCTGTGTGCCAGATGTAAAGCCGGATATGTTTATATTAACAACAGTACCAGCAGAATCTGTAAATTCTAATTTATCACCAACATCGGCAGCAGTGAAGACGGAGGAACTTGCAGTAAATGTTTGAGATCCTGTGCCTGTACCAGAGGGAGTAAGAGTAATAGACGGAGCAGAAAATCTGAAGTAAGGCTGAAGAGTTTTTCCACTTGAAACATCAAATGTATATGCGTCTCTACTAAAAGTATTTGCAGAAGTTCTTGTTAATTTCTGAATTGCCATGTCAGGGTGAACAACGATCATGGTATCGCCAGATTGAGATACCTTCAATTGCCCAATCATGGCGGTAGTCCATGGACAACCAGTAATAGTTTGTACAATTGTAGTTGGGCTAGAGGCGTCAACTACTTCAAGTTTCGTGTTAGAAAAGAGAAGTATGTAAGCCTCATCCTCATCAAAGACGTAGGGTTCAGCCTGATATGTTGTGTTAGTTAGAGTTTGTAGATAACGTAAACCACCCCTACGACGAATGCCTCCCTGTGAAAGGATGCGATAGTTTTCAAGATCCTTTACACCATTCTTGTAGGCATTGGCATCAACCCTTGACGTAAAGAGTGGTGTTAACTCCCCTGACGTAAAGTTGGTATAGAACTGTCGAAGAAGTGCCATTAGTCATCGCTATATCGGATTCTGGGATTGATAGTAGCATCACCAACTTTTTTGGGCTTCATAACGCCCATGATGACACCGGGTACTGATAATCTTTTTAAGGTAGATCCCATGAGTTTTACGACGCTCGAAGGAGAAACACCACTAGAGCTTTTAGGCTGCTCTCTAGTATAGGTTTGACTTTTCGGAGGATCTCCCTTCATTTTCTTTTGCATCTCAACTACAGCAGCAGCATCCATAGCAGAACCCAAAGCACGACGCCTTGCTCGTTTCACATTTTCTCTTCTAATTCTTTCAATACCGGGTTTCTTAAAAGTAAAGGCATTATCGAAAAACTGAGTCATGACGTTGTTGTTCCCTCGATGTTCTGAAAGATTCCACTGCCAAGTCTTGCACGATTGAATCTGCTCAATCGAAGACCTTGTGTTGTTACCTGCTGACTGTCTCTTGCCTTTGCTCTACGGAACTGGGCATCAGCAAGAGTGGTGTAAGAACTTGCAATATCAGCTTTACGTGTTACAGACAAAGCCAACACAGAAGCAAGACGGAAAATAACCCACATAGTGAAGGTTGGAGGCCAGTACTGAGTTTCTGGTCGGAAGATATAGTTCAGAACAACTGAATCCTCTGCTTCAGCGTTTATGTAAACGTAACGCTCATAGATGTCATAAGTCTGAGGAACATCTTCTATAGTAACAGTAATGACTTGCAGAGTTTCTGGACTCGTAGGCAAAGCATAAGCAGCTTCCCAACGATCTACAGGAACATCGGTAAGTCGTGATAAAACTTTTTGACCAGTTGCAAAGTTCCAGTTGTGCTGACTCAAGCAATCAGAAACAATGTCTTCATAGATTGTGTTTGCAACAAGAGCCTCATCAGTAGAATCAGTAAATGAGGTCAATGGCTCCAAACCGATCATAACCATTGCCTTCTGGGCTACTTCAATATCGGTA